CGAGGAGCTCTTCCAGGCGGCGATACTCGATACCGCGGACGATGCGGATCTTGTACTTGCTGAAGTCACCGAAGAGGATAGGCTTCTTCGTCGCAGCGACATTATCCATGTCGTAGTTCAGCACATACTCGTGTCCGAAGATGGTGGCACGGGCGCCATTGGCCATGTCGGGCTGCCAGATGAAGCGACCTTCCTGGTCCTTGAGCTTCATGATCTCAACCAGGGTAGCGGCGTTGAACATCCACTTCGCCTTCGGCCAGTATGCGGCGTTGACGCCGGCCATAAGTCTGAGCATATCGTCGGCCTTGATGGCGCCAGCATTTGCACCATTTACGGCGTGAGCTGCTGCGACGATACCTTTCGGGGTGGCGGTGGCATCAGCGGCGGCTGTGGTGAAGTGCTCGTTCATAGCGCGGGTGAAAGATTCCGCGAGGGCGTCGACAACGATCTTCTCGATGTCGAAATAGGAGTCCTGAAGGAGCTCATAGCTGAGCGGGATCAGCGCGGTACGATAGGTGAACGCGCCGAGTGCGACGTTTCCGAACGACAGGCTGCTACGGCCGGCACCATCGTTGTATGCAGCGATGATGGTAGCCTTGCGGCTGGTATCGTTCAGCGTGGGGAGATTCAGGGTTTCACCCTTCGCAGTGCGGATGATTTCTGCGGCCTGCATCATACCACCAGATGCCAGAAGAGCAACTTCGACCTTATCGGCGATGGTAGTAGGCATGAGATAGGTGCTGGGGGTTCCGGTGATGGAAGCACGCTCCTCGGGAGTGAGGTCGGCTTTTGCGAGGTTTCCGCGAAGCAGAATGTCACGGAAGATCTGACGCTCGCGGTCGGCACGCTGCTCCTTATCGGAGTTTTCGGCGCCCTGGCGAGCACGGGCCTTGTCTTCATCGGCGCGACGCTGTTCCGCCTCGATGGCGGCTTCGTTCGCCGTGTAGTCGGCGAGGAGCTGATCCCAGTTGCGCTTCTCCTCGTCCGTTGCGACTTTACCGTCGAGCGCCTTGCGCATCTCGGTAATCTGAGCGGAGAGCTTGCCCCGCTTCTCGATGAGTTTCTTGAGCATAGTTTAATTAGAAGATATTGAGTGTGATGGTTTGTTCCTGACGGAGGCGGCTCTGGCTCTCGGCTTCGGCCTTCTCTTTTTCCTTTTCCTCTTCCTCCTTGCGCAACTCCTCGCGGTGCTGCTCGCGGGCGGCTTCGGCACTACGGGCATCCACTGAGGTCTGCTCATAGGCGGGGTGCGTGACTACCGAGACGTCAAATACCTCGGAGATCTTCATGATAGTGCGCTGGTCCAACTGCGCGGGATCCTCGTCGGACAGCCACTCCCAAGAGCTCTCGCGCACAACGAAGGCGAAGGAGCATCCCTCGATATCACCGCGACGGATGAGCGTCAGGATGTCATTTGCGGTAGTGGTATCCGGGAGCTCGCATTCGAAGCGGAGACCCTTTTCGTCGACCTCGATCTTAAGGGTTCCGCTGGAAACACGGCCCAGCAGGTTATTATCGTCATGGTTGAAGTTCAGGACGCAGCGCGAGAAGTCGCATTCGTCGAATGCGCCACGTGCAATCTGCTCCTCATACCAGGTCCCGATTTTTGTCTTCTGCTCGAAGACCGCGGCATACCCGCTGATCTTGCGGGAATTCTCTTCTGCCTCGCGCTTCTCCAGCGTGACAGGAATGGTGATGGCCCTTCTTTCGGGCTTGCCGTCAGATTTGTATTCTTTCTTATTCATCTTTGTTTGAATTGTCTGGATCTTCACCGATCTTGTCGGCCGGTGTCATGTTCAGCGGTACGAGGTATTTATCTCCGTCAGGGTAGGAATTCATGTCCTCCAGTTCGCGGACCTCATTGGCGTTCATGGCGCCGATCATCGTCATGTTCTTGTAGAACTCGCTCCTGGACTTGGAATCACCACGCATCAGGCCGTTTGTCTGGAAGGCGAAATACAGGCGCGACTTCTCATCCTCCCGCAGCAGCTTCCTGTCGAACTCTGCCTGGATCTTGACCAGCCATGGCATCAGAGAATATGTCACGTACTCGATACCCATAAGCTCGGTATTGTTGTAGGTCGCTTTGTCCATATCTCCAACCATGTGAGGAGGTACGCCGAAGATGGCCGCAATCTCTGACCGCTGGAACTTCCTGGTTGAGATGAACTGTGCGTCTTCCAGTGGGATATTGATGCGGTTATACTTCATCCCGCCCTCCAAGAGGAGAGGGCGATGAGCGTTACCCATTCCGGAAACATTCTTGATGATATCCTCCTTCAGTCGCTTGTACTGTTCCTTTTTCAGCTCAGTCGGGTACTCGAACACGGACTCGACGTTTCCTCCCGCGGAGAAAAATCGCTCGCCGTACTGCTGTGCCTCAAGGGAAAGGGCGAGATTATCGCGGTGAACAGCGATGGGAGATTTTCCCTTAATGGGATCTGTGCCGAGGCCCTTGATGTGAATGATATCGTATGGATCCAGGATCTCACCACGGACATCGTAGTAGAGATGGCCGGTATGCTCGTCAATGAACGGCGTTACTTCGTTCGGCTTCAGATATCCGAACGATACCGGTGAAAAGAATTCGTCTCGGTAGATTCTCGCATATCCATTGCCAGTAGCGAGGGCACCGGACATGACCCACTGGAGAAGATCGAACCGGTTCCAGTATTCGCTTGGTTCGCGTAGCGCTGACAAGGAGGGGTGGCTAACAACCTTATCCCTCCCGTTGCTGCCTCGACGATACAGGTGGATGGGGAGAATTCCGACCGATTCGCTAAGTATTCTGATGCAAGCCCAGACGGTGGCAAGACCAAGCGCGCTGTCAACGGTTACGGGCACTCTACCGCCGGCAGGAGCGGCCAGGAGCTCACTCAGAGCCCTGTCGTAATTCGCAATATCGTGCGGCTCCGCGACAGGACCCGACTGCGTGACAGCATTGCGCTTGACCTTGAGAAAACCAAATAATCCCATAGAACCATGAATTCTATGGGTACAAAACAATAGTGCGAAAAATTAAAAGTCAAGAACTATATGGAACACTTTTGTTACTTTTTACCCGACTTTCGGAGATAGCGATAGAGCGACATGCGGAATGCGTTGACGGAATGCCACCTATGCACACCAGTAATGCTGAGATATATGTCCTCAGTCTTCATCCATGCCTCGTATCCGTGAGCGCATCCGCGAAGCTCCAGAAAGTACCGCTCAAAGAAGCCCTCATCCTGGAGGACTTTAAGATCCTGTTCGCTAAATGTCTTCATCGTCATCGTCTTGTTCGTTAAATGACAACATCCCACGACTGGCGTATGGATTGTTGCCGGTTGCCATGTCGGTCATGAGCTGAGCGAGGGCTTCTATTGCGGAGACAATTCCGTCTACTTTTTGCGAGCTTTTTCGCTTGTCTACCTTGATGTTTCCGGCCGGATCGGTTGCGATTGCAACAGACGCCAGCTGCCAGCGCAGCACGGGATTCCCGAAGTGCTCAATCTGCTGAGTCAGCACAAGGCGCTCGAACTCTTTCGTAGGTGTCGACATGGACCCATAGCCCTGTCCGAAAGGAGACATCTCAAGCCCTTCGTTCTGAAGGTCGATAACCGTTTGTGATGAATTCCACCTATCGTATGCAATACTCCGGACGTCGTACATCTCGCAGATCCGAAGGATATCGGCCTGTACGAAGTCGTAGTCCGTCACATTGCCGGGAGTGACCGTCACGTATCCTGCGTTCACCCATGCCTCGAAAGCGGCGTTGCTGCTCTTTACCTTCTCTCGGAGCGTTTCTTCAGGTATCCAGAAGAACGGGAGCAGCTGGAAGCGATCGTTCTCATTGAAGATTAGAACGAAGGCGGTCATATCGGACACGTTGGCAAGATCGAGACCACCCCAGCAGGTACAGCCCTTTAAACTCTCCGGGTCAGTCTCGCCATGACAAAGCTGCCACTTCTCGTCCAGGATCCATGTCTTCTCTGCATCAACCCACATATTCAGGTGCTTCGTCTTGACATTCCGGACAGCCTCCGGGCGGTTCTTCGCGTCGTGGACCTGCTCGGCAATATAATCGGCCTCCACAGATATGCCAAGGTTCGGGTTCGCCTTGATCCAGTTCTTAGGATCATCCCACTCGTCTCCCTCATCCATGGTAAAGATGGCGACAAACAGGGAGTCGTCCTCCGTGACGCCGCGCAGTACATTCACGGCGTTCTTGCGGAACTCGAAGCAGGGGTAGTTTTTATTGAAGCCGGCGGTCGTGATGATGAACATCAGCGGCTGACGCCTGGCGCCGGTTCCGGATACCATGACGTCGAACATGTCGTTGTTTGGATGGGCGTGGTACTCATCGACGATGACGCAGCTGGGAGAGTAACCGTCGTGAATACCCGCATCGGAAGACAGCGCCTGGTAGGTCGAAGCGGTTTCCTCCTGGGTGATCGCCTTCGCCCACACCTTGACATGCTTCTTCAGGTCGCTTCCCAGCGCTGCCTGTTTCGCATCGTTGAAGCAGATCCTCGCCTGGTCACGAACGGCGGCTACGCTGTACACTTCCGCCCGGGACTCACCATCGGACGTCAGCATATAGAGCGATATGCCGGCGGCGAGAGTGGTCTTTCCGTTCTTTCGTGCAACCTCCACGTATGCGCGGCGATATCGGCGCGTACCGTCTGGGCGCTTCCATCCGAATAGTGAGCAGACGATGAATTTCTCCCATCCCTCGAGGGTGAGAGGCTTGCCGGCCCATTTTCCTTTCGTGTGGCGAAGGTGCTCGATGAACCTGACGGCGCGGTTTCCGGCACGTTCATCGAAGCGGAAGCCGGTATCCAGCTGCTGCTCCAGGTCTCGCACATGACGTTCCGCTGCGAGCCTCATCAGCTCGCCAGTCACAATGCTTCCGTCCAGGACGCCGTCTATGTATTGCTTCATCGTCATACCTCAAGGAACTCTGCGAAGTCATCCTTCTCTTCCTGCTTCGGAGCCATCATCGCCAGGATCTTTGCACGGGCCACCGGACTGAATCCGAGCTGCGCACCAAGATCCTTGATCTGGTATGCAAGCTGTCGTGCCCTGGCTGACCACGGCGCCTCCTCCTTCCCGACGCATACGCCTCTCGCGTTGAACTTGTCGACGTAGGATCCTTTTTCCTGGATGAGCAACTGATCTTCGCGCCATTGATGGAGTGCAGCGACATACGCCTCAATGAGCCCCAGATCCGCCTCTGCGAGAATCCCCCAGTCTTGAAGGATTTTGGTCACACGCTTGAACGTCTTCTTCTGATCTTTCGGCATCCACGTGGGAGCTCCGACCTTAGTTACCATCGGAACTACAGGGAGGCTTCCCCGATTCTCCTCACGAACCTTCTGGACCGTCCCCCGGCTCCGTTTTTTTTCTATCAATTCTGGATTTCTTCCCATTTTTCAAAGTCAGAATTTTGCACGTGCATCTTTTCGACTGGGAGGGCGGCTAAATCGCCATCGGAAAAAGTTTTTGACTCCCCCTCCCGTCGCTCGCTGATTGTCAATGATTTGCGATTCATCCGGCGATAATACACACTCGGACACAAATATCGCACATCCGAGATCGCGATCACGGACGGCGAATTCTCCCCCTGAGAATCGCCATAAATGTTGCTATAACTTGGGTGTCTCATAGTTTGTCAAGTAGTTCTGCTGGATTATTCTCACGAATCTCCAGCTCTTTTGCATCTCTTACGTAGATCATCGTGGTCTCTGGTGAAGCATGCCCCATCATCAGCTGGATCTTCTCGAGAGTCACGCCTTTCCTCACCAGGTTACAGCCGAAGGTATGGCGTAGGCTATGCGGACTCAGCTGCTTTCCCTTCACGTTCGCAGCATCCATCCTGCTGGTCACGATAGATCCAACGTCGGATGATGACAGACGGGAGTGAGCCTTGCCGGCCTTACTGCTGAGAGAGTAGAACATCGGCAGCATCGTGTCATTCTCGGTTGACGTCGCGTGCATGTAGCTCTCAAGCTCCTCTCCGAGATCCTTCCTCAGATCTATCGTATCATCCTTGCCGGCTCTACCTTTCCGCTGTAGCTTCAGCCGGTATTCATTGCCGTCCCTGTAGGCATCGCACCGGTCCATCCTGGAGACCTCGATGCAGCGAAGTCCAGCCTGGAGCATCAGCAGCAGGATGAGGCGGTCGCGGCGTCCGATCTCCGTCGTTGTGTCGATGGATGACATCAGCGCTTTCGCCTGAGCATCCGATAGCGGCTTCTTGTTGTGGAACTTCTTCACTCCAGGGGATGTTATCCCTGTTGCGATGTTCGTCCTAACCTTCCGCTGCTGGTATGCGTAGGCGTAGAACATCTTCACGACGGACATGTACATACACACCGTATGCGATGACTTCCCGGTAAGGGACTGGCGGAACGCGACCACATCCTTCCGCTCGGCGCCAAGGGCGTTTTGTGCGGGTGAATTCAGCTGGACGAACCTGTTGAATACGATGAATACCCTCCGGTATGTATCCTTCGTTGCCTCGCAGCGACGGCGATCATTCAGCCAGTTCTCTACCAGCGATCCGAGTGGACCGAGTTTCATTTCCATGATTCGCTGCCGGATTTCTTGTTGTGGCAGGTGGAGCACAGCGACTGGAAGTTCGACTCATCGAGCGGCGCTCCTCCCTGGTTAATCGGTTTGATATGGTCGACCACGGTAGCCGGAGTGTGCCGACCGACTCTGAGGCACTCTTCGCAGAACGGATGAGCGGAGAGATAGTGCTTCCTTGCCTTCCTCCAGGTGGATGATACATAGAAATCCCTGTTCTCATGAGCCCTTCTGGCGAACGGTACACGATCAGGCATCCATGGTCGCTTGGCTGTTTTCTTGATTGTCGGCATCTCTCTCGCTAATTCAATCGTTTTACAAACTTGCAATCCATCCACGCGGACGGGATTTCGCTCCCTATTTCGCAGAATCCATCCAGACTATACGAGCTGAGAGTCATCTTAGGGAACTGGTTGATGTGCTTTACTATACACATCGGCCTGGTCTCGAGCATCCAGTCGTGATCGTGCGCCCATTTCTCGGCGTCTTCAATAGTTTCCGATGATGCCCCGGGGTGATACCACCACCTCCCATCGACATGCTGCTCTAATACGGAATAAAACATGGCTACTGATACAGATTGTTCGATTCAACACAATATACTGGCTTGCCGGTCATCCGGCTGATCTCTCTCGCCTGCTGATCCTCCGACTCGACGAGGAGGCGCGCCCAGTGGCGAGATGCGTAGATGTTGGCTTTGAATTCCGACGGGCGAATCCCGCTTGCCTTCCTCTCATCATAGTGCCTGGCCGGAAACAGCGTCAGCGCCTTATAGCGAATTCCGTGAGCATCGAGCCAGCTACGTGTCGCATCCTCGTTCGACTCAAGACGGAAGGATACAATCTCTCCGATCTCGACCGTCGGAGTGAAAAGAGGTACTGCGTTCCTGATGTAGTCCAGATATGCCTGTCCAGTCCGCTCATCAGGTGGATCTACACAAAGCACTCCGTCTATGTCGTATATACTTTGCGACATGATCCGGATAGTGTGGTGAAAGATGTTCCATTCGTACAGGACGAACGGATCAGCGAACTTTCGGAGATCATCAAGCCATACGTCGACATCGGTACACGGACCTTCCAGGTAGACGGCCATATAGATGAACTCATGCTCCTGGAATTGGCTCAGCTTCTCCCTGGTCTTACTCATCGACCATCCGTTGAAGATTGTGTCATCAACCACAAGCACACGCTTCTTGCCGGCATCCTTATGGTGGCGGAGCCTGGCTCCACCGGTTGGACGAGCGCCTGAGCAGAAGCTGTCCACGTCAATCAGAGGGCAGTTTAGGAATTCGCTGATGATGCTACCACAGATGATTCCACTACGCGGCACGCCGATCACGAAGTCCACGTCGTGCGGGACTTTGTGAAAGCGCGCCCTTATAGTGCGGGCAAGATCAGAGAGTGTTACGTACTTCATTTCTCTTCGCTGAATGGATTCTCAAATTCAGGAGTCTGCTTATCGAACGGGGAATATGGAGCAAGCTCTTCAGCGCGCTTACGAAGGGACTCGGACAGGATATGCCGGTTCTTTTCGATGAGCGATGCTGCTATCCGGAGATCTTCAACAAAGCTCGGATGCTCGTGCATATAGTCAGCGATTTCTCTTCGCTGCCCACCTTCTACCTGCACGAAACAGAGCGACACGAAACCGGCAAACAAGAATCCGATCTGGCAGGTAGAATCCATCTTCGGGATAGAGAGCCTGATATCGACAGGCCGGCAGCGAGGGTTGGACTTCAGAAACAGACGCTGCTCATCTTCGACATCCTGCTTGAGCTCATCGAGCTCGCGGACGGTCATTAGGAAGTGACGCTTCGGGTAGAGCCAGTTGTACAGGTACTTCTCCACCTGGGTGCTCGCACCGGTGGCTGTGATGCTTTCCAGAAAAAATAGTCGTTTCATGGTGTTTTCTATTTGTTTTTGTCGTTTTTCTTCATTTCTGAGATTGGTTTATAGTCGAACCAGCAGTACAGCTTATCTCCGGGCCTCCGTCCTTCAATTTTAGCGCTTCTCCTTGTATTTTCGTCATAGTATGCGATATCACTGCCGCGTGGAACGATATATCCGCGCTCACGGAGGTTATGCCGGAGGCATATCCTCTTCCTGGTGTCCGGAGTCTGCTTCAGGATGAGCTTTGTCTTCCTCGGCATACCGGTCCACATCCGGACTCGCTCGCTTCTGCGAATACTCCGCATCGTCTCGGCAGACTTCGCAATACGGTTGGCTTTCTGTTTTTTTGTCTCACGGGCGGTATATAACTGGATCGGATTCGAGCTGGATCCGGGGATGCTGTGCCCCTTCGGAGGGTATGTCCCGTTCTTGAGATGACTCGCCTTGGCCGCTGCGGCTGCTTCCCGCTGGCACTTGTGAACGAACTGCGTCGATTTCTTCAGGCCGTTCTCCCTGGCGAACCGGTGGAGCCATCCGTCAGTCAGGCCGAACCTGTCCTTGATCTCCTGGTTCTTTGTGTGGATGTAGTTCTTTATGATCCAACGCTTGACTGAATCGTCAATGTTCACGGGGTGGAACCTGCCGCGAACCATATTCGCATTATTGCTGCGGAGATGGCCGCAGCTGCGCGTCTTCCCGCTGATGAGATTATACCTGTTCACGCAGCATTCCTTACCGCAGTCGCACTTGCAGAGCCAGTAGTATCTATTCCCAGTCCTGTGATCGAATCGGATTGCGGTCAGGTAGCCGAATTTCTGGCCCTCTACATCGTGAACGGTATAGCTCATTGTTCTTTCCCGTGCTTTACGATAATGATTATCATCGAAACCGTTGCAACAAATAAAGGCAGTATGATGGTGAGAATACCCGCCGCAAATCCATATCGTTCTGCGATATAGGACGCAAGAGCGAGGAGTCCGACGAGAGCACCGAGTATTACGATGCCAGTTGCGAGGATTATGAGACCGAATTTCGTATCTTCATTCATAGCTGTTTTGTTATTTCGGGTAACTGTAATTTGTGGTTGAATTTTTAGTCATTTTCATTTTCCGGTGAAAGAGGTGGTGTGGTTGGATTTTTCATAAAACAAATCCAATGTGTGTTGGCGCGTTTTCCTGAGATATGTCCGAATATTGGTTTTTGGGGGGTGAGCTTGAGTATTTCCGAGACCTTTATATCGGTCTCGTTCCATTTGAAGATGAGGAATCCTCCCGGTTCAAGAACGCGGAAGCACTCCTTGAATCCCAGCGTCAGGACCTCCTTCCATTCCCCTCTCGGAAGCCAGCCGTATTTCTCCATCTGCCAGCCTTTTATCTCTTTCTCGGAAGTGTATTTAAGATGGGGCGGATCAAAGACTACCATTCTGAAAGAACCGTCCGGATATGGCATTGATGTAAAGTCTGCGACCACATCCGGCTCCACGGAGAAGGTTCGGCCTTTGTAGATGTCCTTATCCTTGAACGAGCGGATGTCCTGGAAAAGCACCCTCGGATCATTCTTATCAAAGTAGAACATCTTTCCGCCGCAAGCGGCGTCGAGGATTGGTTTCTGAATCATATTTTCGACCATATCTTGCAATCAAAAAATCTTGTTTCCATCGGGTTTTTCAACCTTAAATTTCGGATAGCCGTTATTTCGTGAAATAGTGATCATCCCTCATGATTTCCAGCTTCTCGTTCATCTCTTCGAAGATCTTGCGCTGGCTCCGGAAGAGCATGCTGTCGGATACGACCGTCTTGATGACAAATACCCTCCCGTATGCGAGCGTGTCGAAGCACTGTCCGAAGATATTACCGTCGTGTATCTTGCCGGAAAAGTCACGCTTCTCGGTCGACATGAAGGCGTATCTGTTGTATCCTCCGATCCGGTCCGGCTGCTGCACCATGGAATCGTTTCTCTCCAGGAATGTCTCGATTACCTGCATCGGAGTCATCGTTGAATTTTCCAGGATCCGCTCCCGGTAGCGCTTGAAGAAATGAGGCGGATGAAGCGCCCATACCTGGTGATGCTTCGTGCTGACCGTCGGAGCTATGACATACTTTCCGTTGGCCAAGTCAAAATAGCAGTACATCAGCCAGTGTGGATCCCTCTTCTGGCGCGGGGTGTATGCCCGCATGGAGAGGATCCAGCGATTCTTGCTAACCGGATGCGTCCAGTGCATGTTCATCGTAACGGGATAGTCCTGGCGGAGACGCATGGTCTTCACGAAGAGACGGAGCATCGAGTCGTGCTTATTTCGGAACTGGCTCGAATGGATATCCGACTCAACCTGCCTCAGAATCTCGTTGATGTTCATGCTCTGGACGATCATGGCGGAGGGTTCTTAGTAGATCCGGAATTTCTTTGCGAATATGTTCTCTTGGTCGAATGCGTCGACGCTCTTGAACACGACCTCTCCGAGCTCCTTGCAGATGATGTCAGCCATATCGGTTTTAGCATTCTCACGCGGAGTGTCAACCCAGTATGACTTCGTGCCGATGACGTCTCCTCCGAGAAGGTACATCAGGGCGTTGATGTTCCCGCGGCACTTCGTTCCGCGGTTTCCGGGTTTCTCGTATTCGAAGCGGAAGCGGCTGTTCGCGTCGTGGAATGCTTCCCACTGATCGCGGCTCCCAAGCGTTCCTCTCTGTGCATATTCGGCTCTCTTCTTCGATTTCCAGTACGTGTCGGTCCATCCGAGCTCATACATGGTCGGAGTGTGCTTATCCTTCCGCATCCTGTCGAATTCGTCAGCGCGGAGACCGTCCCTGGTGATATCCTTGAGTGATATACAGAACGGGTGTACGTCAAGGTCACGAGGGCAGATGAGGATCCACGCGGCCGGCACGAACGGACTGCATCCTGTTTCAACAAATTCTTTCACGGTCATCCTCTTCATATCCTTGAGGAGGATGGATACTTCTTCTTCGTTATTCATGATTCTGGTTATTTGGTTCAATGATTTCACGTTCCTCGATGACCATCTGCTTGGTGGATCCTTCGATGTCGACCACGTAGATGTACCTGGCTTCGATCCTGCGAATCTTTCCTGTCATCGGATTCCTTTCGTGTTCCAGGTGATTGTTTCTCCGATCTGCTTCATAGCGAAACCCTCCTGACAATATAGTCGCGCCCGTCTTCCATAGCGTTCTCGAAGATCTCCTTCAGGGTGCCGGTATACCCATGATCATGTAGCCACGCCTCGCGGTGATGGCCGGCGTCGAAGAGCGGATGTCCGATCGGATATCTCATCGTCTTGAACGCTTCCGGAAAAGCCTTCTTGAAGACACCTCCTGAGATGGCGCATTCAGGTGTCTCAACGACAGGCGTCTTCCGCTCGATCATCTTCCGGAATGCCGCGTAAGATTCCTCGATACTCTTGATGATCTCGGCGTCAATCTCCTCCTGGCTCTTCTCGTTGCGACGGGCCAGCAGGTGGCCTTCGTTCATCTTCTCACGGATGGCTTTTACATACGCCTCACGCTTGGGTGAGCGCATATAGGCGCAGGTCCAGTCGTACAGCGTACCAGCGTTCAGGCCGTAGAATTCGCCGTACTCCTTACGGACTCCGTCCTGGATGATCTCTTTCACCTCCTCGAGGGCAAGACCTGGGAAATATCGCTTTAGGTCTTCCAGGTAGGATATTGCCGCCTTCAGCGCGTCTTCGCCGGCCATCCGGATGCCGCGATACACGGCAGCTTCCATGATGCGCTCCTTGATGTTCTGGATCATGATCTCTTCCTTCCCGGCGCGGAAAGCATCGGAGATCTTTCTGATAGGAGCAGTGGTTGTTGTTTTTGTGATAGAATTCATATCAGTCGTTCTGTGGCTTCGAGATCCGAGCCGGTTTTAATCATTTCTTCGAAAGCCTCGGATATCTTGCTCCGGAGCGGCCTTGAGGACGAAGGTTTCTCCCTTCTGTTCTTGAGCCACTTCAGGCAAGTCCTGTATGCGGACTTCTTGTTTTTAAGTGGAACCCAGTCGTTCATATCCTCCAGGACGTCGCGGACCGCTTCAGCGGGGAAATTCGCCATGATCGAAAGGAATTCACCTTCGGTGAACGGCTTCGGCATCGCTGCCACTGCTGGAGCATGACGCTTCACCCAGTCCTGGAACTTCAAAAACTTCGGATCGCTTTCTTTCTTTATACTTTCTTTCTTTATAGAAGAATTACGAACATTAGTGAGTAATTCTTCTTTCTTTTCTTCTTGTTTCTGGCCCTTGTCTGACGTAACGGTTGGCCGTTCCGTTGGCCGATTGCTTGGCCTGCTGCTTGGCCTCTTATCTTGGTAATCCTCATATTTCAAGACGGTTATAATGGCCGTTCCGTTGGCCGTTCCGTTGGCAGATTGCTTGGCCACTTGGTTGGCCCTTGTCAATCGTTCAAGGCAAGTGCGTACTTTTTTCTCTGAAATTCCGCACTGACGAGCCAGGGTTGCCCTGCTCGTCAGCAGCTGTCCGCGCCCCACAGTAATACCCTTCACGACCTTCTCATCACTATTGGCGCGGAGAAGGATGTTTACCCAGAGACAAACCATCTCCGGACATCCAATCCACTCCCAGTCCAGGAGCTTCCGATATACCTTAATGAATCCCTCCATGGTGATTTATTCTTGGAGCGTGCGCCGGAATCGAACCGGCAGAGGCGTGTATATACATTGTTTAACCTATGAGAAAACCTGAATGCCTCTATCCCCAACCTTGGATGCACGCTGATGGCTACTGCTGGATGAATATCTTCCGGCCGGCAAGGCTTACGGCGGCGGGATATTTCCGCTTCGTGAGGCCGCTCTTGGCAACCGTGACGCTCATGGCATGGAATACCTGGAGCGTCATCTTCTTGTTGTCGATATGCGGGCTTACTCCGGCGCAGATCCTCGCGGATCCGGCGTCTTTTGCGTCCGTAAGGACGAAGCACCTCCTCTGCGGATCAAACCATACATACTGGATGTTCCTGTTCTTATCGTCGAAGAGCGACGGGGAGAAATAGATCCGGTGATGCGAGCTCTTCCCGGTAAGGTTGCAGTACACGGTTACGCTGCCGGTAGGACCGCAGATCTCAGGCGTTGGGCGCATTGGCGAGATAGGCTGTGGTTTCTGCTCTGGAGTCGATTTCTTTTGAGTTTGGATCTCGCTGATCAGCTGCTTGAGGAGACCGATGATAACACCGGTGTTCCTGGTGAGTTGGTGACGGAATTTGAACATGGCTATGGGATTTGATAGGTAAGACTATGGCGCGCCACGCTTGCGACGAGGCGCGCCGAAGCATTAAGCATTAGCGTTGGCTTCGCCAACGGGTAAAAGCACGACGGGCAGGACGCGGTTGCCGCTGTACACGTTGCTGTAGCCGGCGCACCCGTAGTTGCCGCCGAAGGTCCAGAAGATGCTGACGTGGTAGCGGGACGCGCACCAGGAATCTTTTTCACAGGTCCACCATCGTGATTCTCCGAATTTATCGCCTCCGATGGCTTCCATGAGCTCATCGAGCCCATGGAACCTGGCGTCATAGATATAGTTGCACTCATTCCGGCGCGGGCACCGGCACTGCTGTTCCTTGATCATGACGTCAGCGGCGAGCTGCTGTGCCTTTTCGAAGTTGCGGACGCCTACGAATTTCTTCCGGAAAGCGATGCGGTAGTAGGGAGTGTCGATGGCTACGACCTCGGCACGTTCACGGTTCTCTTGCTTCATCCATTCCGCAGCCGGAACGAACTCATTGGTTTCCGGATCCAGGACGAAGATCTTGTCTTTGATCGACTGGTAGTCGTTGATAATTGGTTGAATCATTGTATAATAGGATTATTTGGTTTTTGCCTTTTTCCGGCCTCGCACCTTTATGAGCGACTGCTCTGTGAGTGTGAGGCTTTTTGTCTCGAAGTCAACGATGTAGAGCTGACTACCATCGAAAGCGGATTTCGATATCGCGCATACCGTTCCATATACGTACCCCCCCCCATCTGGACGGAGCACTTTCACTCTGTCTGTCACATTAATGCTCATTGCTTCGTTCCTCCGGGTTTAGCTTGATAAGAAGGAGTGCTGAAATGGCGCATATCACAATCGAAACAACGTTTGAGATAATGATTACTTGCGATGACGCGGTTTCATCGGGTTCCCCAGAAGCCCATAATGCGGCGATGAAAAATACAAGGCCGAAAACAATCGTGAGGATTTTTTTGGTTTTCATGGTATGAATGGTTATTTGATTCCAAGATATTGTTCGACGGAGACCGGCTTGACGAAACGGTCCAGGACGGCCTTGTTGTAGACCTTCCTTCCGTTCGACGGGTTGATGGAGTAGCGAATCTTGTTCGCGTTGACTTTTCTCCGGAGCCATTCATCGCTCCGTCCGAGGTATGCTGCCGCCTCCTGGCCGGTGAACCAGGTCGTAGATGCCGATGCCATTACGCGATCCTCCTGACGGTGAAAGTTCTACCATTGCGGCAGGCCGCTCCACTGAATTTCTTACACCACATGACTCCGTAGGTGTACATCATCGACTTGATGGATGCCATCCTCTCGATAGGGAAGATCAGCTCGTCTCCGATCTGCATTTCGCGCAGCTGGCTGAGCACAGGTGTCGTTTTTTCTTCCATTTGTCAATTAATTTATTTATCTTTCAGTTGCAAAGTTAATCAAAGTTTGGTTAACTCCAAATTTTTATCAAACTTTTTTCACTATGGGATCTGAGATAAGTGAATTCCTGCACGCGAACGGTTTGCGTCAGGTTGACCTCGTAAAGTATTTAGAATTAAGCAAGCCCTACATCTCGCAGGTCGTTAATGGGACTGCAAAACTTTCACCTGAGAAGTTAAGCAAACTCATTAACAATGATCAGGGCTGGGATGCAAGCATGCTTATTCCTCTCCAGAACACAACCCAGATAGCCGGCTATTCTGAAAGCAACATTCTCAGGGAGCGCGTAGCGTTTCTCGAGGACCTGATCGGCCAGAAGGATAAAGTAATCCGAGATAAGGACATCACGATAGATATCCTTATGCAGAGGATCTATGAGCTGACAGGAAAAGGGGACGCAGTAAAGGCAGGATAATTTATATTAAAAACGGGGTATGAAAAAGACATTTTTCATTTGTTTACTGTTGCTGCTATCTGTCAGGGTAGAAGCTGGTGACTTTATCGTAAATGGCGGGAAATTGGTTTGGCAGGGAATCTTCGAGACAAATGTAGGAATAGATGACCTCGAGGGGATTCTAATAAACTCTGGGAAGTTTACAGACATTGTCAATACCGGAGACAGAATTACATTCTGGTGCCAGCGAGCTCATCTCGATCCGAGAGATTTTGGATATTCAATAGGCTCAACGCCAATCTATGTATCCGGAAACGATATTTCGTTCTTCTGCACTATTCAGGTTAAAGAAGGGAGATATAGGGCAACTGTGGATCAGTTCGTTCTCACGAACAACGTGACAGGCGGCCTATTAAAAGAGGGAGATACGGAGCGTATTGAGACATATTCCGTTGATAGAGGCGGAGGATTGAAGTCATCATTTATGAAGCGCCCAGCAGAATTATATGACAAATTCCTAATAAAACTTCTCACTATTGAGGAGGCTGGGTATCTGAGTGATGATTGGTGATCGCTATTTGCCTGTATTATCGTGCCGTGCAAATGCCGTGCAAATGGAAAATCACCTCAATTCATATATTATTGATCACCAGCCGGAAGGTGCGAATCGACAAAAGGCTTCCCAAGCCGAAGGTCGCGGGTTCGAGACCCGTCTACCGCTCCATTACAGAAAGCTGATAATTATCAGCAATTTAGTCGGTTACGCCTTCTCTCGATTCGCCACTTCTCGGCTCAAAAAAAACCGAAATTATTCCAACTTTTGCCAACTTTCTCCACGAAAAACGTGCAAATTTAGTGCAAATTTTGGGATGCTGTAAAATCACTATGGCGAAAGTATCAACCTACCTGGACACCCGCCGGCAGAAGGCCGACGGAAAGTTCCCACTGAAATTCGCGGTATCCAGCTGCCGCGGAACACGCATCCTCTATCCGATCGGCATCGACATCGAGTCGAAGTATTGGAACGGCCACGAGGTGGTCCGTCATGAAAGCAGGCTTCTTTACAACCAGCTGATCGGGTATAAGCGTCTGGAAATAGAACGGACCCTCATGGAAACGGAGATGAGAGGACCGATCACAAGCCAGCAGATCCTCAAGAGAATTGTCGAGAATGCGCTGGCTGGCCGGACGAAGTCGGCCACCTATCCCGTTGTCGACGCATTCGAGGCAAAGATGAAGACCCTCCGGAAAGAGTCGAACCGTGCTTTCTATAGGCGCACGCTCGAAGCAATAGCCGAATTTACGCCGTTGGAAGGTTTGGTGATGAAAGATATATCCTACAAGTGGATTTGTGAATTTGAGGCGCATCTAAGGCGTCGTAATAAGACAAATACGGTGAGTATCATTCTCCGTACACTCCGGGCGGTCTTCAACCATCTGATCAGATCCGAAGAGATAGAAGCCGACTGCTATCCATTCCGCAAGTTCTCGATCAGGCAGGAGGAGACAAAGAAACGCGCACTGACCATCGAGCAGCTCAGGGCGATACGGGACCACGGCACCAGGGCTTCAGATATTTTCATGCTGATGTTCTACCTGATCGGCATCAACACCGCAGATCTGTGCCGGCTGCGGGAGATAACTCCAGACGGACGGATAGAATATAGGCGAATGAAAACCGGACGGATGTATTCTATCAAGGTGGAGCCGGAGGCTATGGCGATCATTGAGAAGTATCGCGGCGAAGAATGGCTGATCAACATCTTCGACAGACGGAAAAACCCGAATGCGGACCACCGGACGTTCATGTACAAGATAAACAAGCAGCTGAAGAAAATCACGCCAGGCGTATCGACCAACTGCGCGAGACACACCTGGGCAACTATAAGCCAAGATCTTGATATACCTATCGAGACAACAACCGCCGGAATGGGCCATTCATACGGGAGCAGGACAACAGCTATCTACATTAGGCCGAACCGAAAAAAGGTGGATGATGCAAACAGGAAGATCATCGACTACGTGAACGCGGATCTGCGTCAGTCGGGAATCTCCGGCAGCTCCACCGTCTGACCGCGTAGAGCGTGAGTGCAGTCATCAAGAAATTGGATCCTGCCGTCAGTCACGAACGAGTGGCAGATACGGTCTCCATCGGGAAGCCGCGTCGTTACCTTGATGGATGCTCGTACCGTGGGCTTGTCCATGTCGCCGTTGAATGTCCAGACCGGGCCGTGCAAGTTCTTCGTCCAAAACCAGTGCTGCTCGCCGCACCCTGGACACATAAACTTGTAAATCGTGTCCTGATCTCTGTCCTGCAAGAGTTTTACCTTTGCCATAGATTCTCAAAATTCACACCATTCTCAATGGATTTTATGCGCATTTTTGCCCGAATTTTATACGCAGTGCAAGCAACTACCACGTAATGAGGTCGTAAGAAACCTTCACTCGAGCGTGCGGAGATGGCACAAATTGACCCTTCATAAACATAGCACTATAACCGCCGAGAAGGTCGATGCCCCATCGATCGGGACTTTGGTATCTAAGCAAGAGACCGGCTTCAGTGCCAATGGTGGATTGCTCCTTCGCGAACGTACTTCCGATTTCAGCATATAATCCAAGTCCCCATCGTTTCGACGGAGGCTTGTATGTCTCCGTGATGGTCGTCTCGATGCGGTCGAGTTCCCAGCGGTCGAGTCTCGGATCAACGCCAGATACCCAGAGACGCAAGCGGCCTCCATCTTCTGAATAATACTTCTGCTCTCTCTGGATTAACACCGTGTCCGATGAATCCTTCAGATAGACCGGGACGAAGTGATTGACGTCCCTGTTCACCGTGTCCGTCAGGAAGCGGTATGCAGGCAAGGCAACGAATCCGGCCGATACCGTCTTCACGGGGTATGGGAAGTCCTTATAGACAGTCACGGTCCGATATACGGTATCTACGGACGATTCCATCGGTCCGATACGCCACCTCTCGAAGCGGTCTCCCGCGTAGAAGGCGAGCGTCAGGACAAAGATAGCCAGGATCCACTCGACACACCTGACGAGCTTATTTCTTTCCTCCGCCAAAGTAGTATTCCTCCAGCATTTCCCGCAGCTCCGGAACGAAGCCTATCGGTGAGTTCGTGATCCAGATCTGCTTCTTGAAAGCCCGGCGGAGCTTATGGATGTTTGGATCTGAGCGGTAGATGCCGCACTTGAAGTTGTCGTAGTTGACGTCCAGCTGGAGCGGGATCCGAGTCGGATAGTAGATGTTGAAGTACAGATCCTCGAAGACGTAGCTCTCGTTCTCCATATCGTAGCGAGCCCATAGATCCTCGAGCTTCTTCCACTCGAAGTACAGCGGGATATGTGTCGTATAGTTCCGGATT